CACCTTGATGAGGTCGCCGACAGACTGGTTCGTCACCCGCTGTCCGTCAACCTCCACCTCCTTCGGCGACGTGAGCAGCCTCTCCATCGCATCTTCGAGGGACTTCTCGTCCATAGTCTTCAAACTCCTTTCCCGCTGCGACGGCGGATATCCTCTCGCCGATCCAGCGCATGACGTTGACGCACATCGAGTTCCCGCACACCTTGTGGCGGAATCCGTCCGGCGCGTGAGCCTTGCCTTTCCACGGAATGTCAGTCCAGCCCTTGGAATGGACAATCTGATGCACTCTAGACTTCGAAATCCCAAATCTGGCAGACAATTCCCTTATCGATCCATTGCCTTCCCAATAGTCGTCAAATATCCACTCGACTTCCTTGTCTGACAGCTTCGTCGCTGGATTACTTTCACCGGACGGGTACACGCCATCATCCGCAGCCTTTGCCGAATTTTCTGGCGCCGTAAGCAACTGCAAGTTTTCAATCCTATTATCCAACTTGTCGTTGTTAATATGATCTACGACATAGCCGTTCGGAATAATGCCGTACCTTGTAATCCATACGACTCTGTGAACACGACATTGCTTCTTGATGTCCTTTTCGCGTAGCGAAACGACCCGATAACCATTCAGCACAGATCCTTTTAGCCGACGCGGGAGACATGGATTACCTCCACCAGTTCTCAACGAAAACACCTCTCCTGTCTCGCAGTTGACTTCAATTCGACGAGTCATCAGCAACCATGCTATGTATTCGTCCTTTGTCATTGACGACACACAACCCGTCACGACCTTCGGCAACCCCATGAGCCTCTCGCTCTCGACTGGCAGAAGACGCCGCAATTGCGTCGGTGTGCAGACCGCGTTGACGTGGCTGGAGCGGAGCGTGTACATCGCCGCGCCCGCCTCGTCGTAGCATTTCGTCTTGAGGTTCTTCGTGCGACCCTCGATGTTCATCATGTCTATCGGGAAGCACTCCGCTTCAGGACTCGCTCCAGCGTAGGCGGCAGGGCATTTCCCAGCCTCTCTGCGCGGGCAAGCATCGCTTCCGCATAGTTCGCCGCCAAGCAGTACCTCTGCGGCGCGGGTCCAGTCTCCACGATGTCCGACAAGGATGACACGACGCCTTCGCTGCGGCACCGCCCCCGGAAATGAGGGAACTCTGGTATATCTCGCGTCCAGCACTCGCCACGAAACGCCGAAGCGTCCGGGGGCGTTGGTGACAATTCCCGAGTTCCCCCATCCGCCGTCCGGGACTTGAACGTCCCATCCTGCGAACTCCGAGAGGATTTGGGCGAAGTCCCGTCCGCCTCCAATCGTAAGCACGGCTGGAACGTTCTCCCACACCACCCAGCGGCAGCGTGTCCGTTCAGCCAGCCGCGCAAACTCAAGCGCGAGGTTTCCTCGCGGGTCGGCGATTCCGCCCTTGCTTCCGCCGCTTGAAAACGACTGACAGGGCGACCCTCCGACAAGGAGGTCGATTCCGTTTCCATAGTCTCCCTCCTTGATCTTCGTGAAGTCGCCGAGGTTCGGCACCTCCGGCAGACGGTGTTTCAGCACTTCCGACGCGAACTCGTCGATTTCCGAGACGAATTCGCAACGCCAGCTGAGGGGCCGCCATGCGACCGAAGCGGCCTCAATCCCGCTGCACACGCTTCCGTATCGCATGGCGGCTCCCTCCTTCCCGTTATCTTATACGGAAACTATGAGCAGCGTCGGCACGATTTTTCTAAAAACTTTTCACGCGCCGAAGTTCCGACAGTTTCACCTTGGGTTTCGCGGAGGTTCGCGACTTTCCGTCCGTCATCGTCCCGGCAAGGACACAGCCGGACATTGACGCAGCGACCGCAGCCCCTACGATACAGTCCCACCAGTGGTTGTCGTGCGCGTCCGGGCGCATCTTCCACTCGTCCACGCGACGTCCGCGCCCCTCCGTCTTGACCCTGTACTCCGCCGTCAGGTGTTCGGCGAAGAGCAGGTGGTCTTCGGCGGAGCGTCCCCACAAGGTTATCGCCCCACGGTCGCCCGTCGCAGTGAGAAGCCTCGTCGCCACAAACGACTTCCAAAAGTTGGTGTCGTACACGACGTGCCTTACCGCCCGCTTCCCGCGCACGTTCGGCATCCGCCAGTTCATGCCGACGCGGTCGCCGACCGCCTTCTTGTACTCGCCCATAGGCTTTGACGATGCACCGATGTAGCGACCGTGCGACGGCGTGAGTACACTTGCGTATTCCGACTCGCGACAGAACTGGTACACGGTGTCCGTGGACTGTCCCCAGTTCGCATCAACGAGACAACGCTCAATCCGCATCGCCGCGCCGTCGTCCCGGAAATACTCGCGTCCGAGGATCTCCCCGGTCAGCTTCTTGAGGCCTTCGGAAAGACATCCTTCGAGGCCGCTTCTCGGAAACTTCATCTGCAAGGTGATGTTCGCGTCCGAGAGCGTGAAGAAGCGGCGGTTCTGGTCGGGCCACTCGCCGTAGTCTATGACGCGCCCCGTGAAGTCGTCGTCCCACGCGGCGATGACGTAAAAGAGCATCGTCTTCTGTACGTCGATGAACGCCGTTAGGTGCGTCGCCGAGACGGGAACTCCGCGCCGCGAATGTCCGTTGACGCGCGAGGACACGCCGTCCAGCGTCAGCTGCTCCTCCGTTCCCAAGTCCTCCGCAAGCGGCTCGTTCTGGTATTCCGCCCAGAACGCGGCCTCGTCGGTGAGCTTCAGGTCCATCGCGTGCTGGACGGCGGATATCTCGTCGTGGTTGAACCTTGCCTTCCACGCGACAACTGCGCCCTCGTCCATCTCGTCCCTGTGCTGGCGGTAGAACTCTGTAGCCTTTATGAACGTACCTTTCTCGCGCAGTTCGTCGGCACGGAGGTCGGCGTACTTGTTCCAAAGCTCCTCGTTCTTGGGGAACTTGTACATCATGCGGCAGCGCTCTCCGTTCCATTCGGGATGCTTCGAGCGGTCGAGCATCTGCTCGGCCATGTCTCCGGGACGGATTACGGTGCAGGGCATGACGCCCGCGATCTTCCTGCCCGGACCCGCAAGGCCGAGCACGTCGCCAGCAAGCACACGGACACGCTTCCTCGTCTGTTCGGCGGAGGCGGCGGACTCGCTCGTCTGCGGATCGTCCACGATGACGAACTCGGGGCGGATGGTGCGCCCGTCGGGACGCTTGAACTTCATGCCGCGAATGCGCCCCGTGATGCCGGCGACGCGGACAATCGCTCCGCTGGAAGCCGCACCCGCTATCGTGGGGAGGACTATTTCGCTTGCCGTCCAGCCGATGCGCGTCCTCTCGCCCTTGTAGAGCTGGCCCGCGCAGCGGTTTGCGATCCCCTCAAGTCGGGCTATCGGATACACCATCTCCGGGAAGTCCTCGGCGAGGTGTTCGTTCACCTCAAGTTCGGTCTTGATGGAGTCGAGCATCTCCAGCGCCGCTCCCTCGCTCGCGCCGATGATGACGATGAACTCGCGGTGTCCATAGGCCATCGCCCATATAGCGGCGGTCTCGGTAAGGCTCGACTTGCCGCTGCCGCGAGCCATAGCGAGCGCGAAGAGCCCGCCTTCGAGAACGGCCTTCTGAAGCTTCTCTATCGCCCGCAGATGATCGTCCGACCATTCGAGGTTGTACACTTCCGGGAAGTAGGTCTCGCAGAACTTCCTGAAGTCGAAGCGGCACGCCTCCTTCCTTTCCGGATCGACCACGGCGGGAAGCTCGCCGATGTCGCGCCCGGCGAGGGACAGTTCCGCCTGCCTTTGCGCCGCCGACTCGCGGTGCGCGTCGTAGCCTCCGGGAGTCGATGCCGGTGTGTTCGCCCGCTTGTCAATGAGCCACGCCGCGTAGCGGTAGAAGCTTAGGCTTCGGCTGTCCTCAGTGGACGCGATGCGATAGCCCGCTTCGGCGAAGTGGCGGTACACCATCGCGGCGGAGATGACCGTCCCAAGCTCCGTTGAGTTGAGGAAGCGCACCATCTCCACGGGCTTCATCTTCTTAACGTTGACCGTCATCGCCCATCTCCTTTGCTATCCACGCGATGTACTTCAGGATGTTGATCGTCCCGTCCGCGTTGACGGGCGCGCCAGAGGCGATGTCAGCCTCAAGCCTCTCCAGCGTAAGGGTCCTCGACCCCGACCGCCGCATGGCGGTCACGAAGTTCTCCTTCGATACGTGTTCGCGGTTCTGTTCGGGCATTTTGCGCCTCCTCATGAAGATTGTTGAAATAGTTTCAGATACCCCGTTGACTTG